ATTTTTGATCCATTTTCTAACTCTAAAGAACCTTTATTCCATGATATTATACCTTGCTGCATCCAGTTAGGCAAATTTTCATATGCAAGTTGCAATCTACCAAGTAGATCTCTAGCTGTGGATGCTTTGTTCGCCAGAACTGCAATATTGACATTATCATTAAAAACTGCGTAATGTAATAAGTAAGAAACACAAGTTGTAGATTTACCTGTTTGACGAGGCATCTTACAGATATTAAATCTATTCTCGTGGAATCTATTAATTAATTTCTCTTGAAAATCATACATATCAAAGGGAACCAACCCTTCATCAAGAGAAACGATTTTTATATAATTTCTAGTAAAATAAACAGGATCCTGTTTACATTTCATGAATTCTATTATCTGCTCTTCTGTAAATTCATGAGCAGTATTAGCCTTCTTAAGATTCGGATTACCAAGATATACATTATCAACAGACATTGTTCAATTAATGATGAGATTTACCACATGTAATACATGGATCTTGTCCACAGTCGCATTTACACTTCTCTTTTTTTGCTTCCCCCAATTGTCTCATATTCCTTTCCTTCATTTGTTGTTTTATTTGGATTGGCCCAATAACATCTATAAATTCCATAAAGGATTTGCCATCCTTATCTTCAATGGTAATTCTTTCTTGATACTTTGCCCAGTCCATTTTATTCTTCTTTTTTATTATTATTTAGAAATCCCTGCTTTATCATCTTTGAAAGATCTGATGTAGAACCCACAAAAACAGCATTGTTAGTTACGTTATTAGTAGTTTTATGACTCTCTTCATCAACTTCCTTTACNTTTTTCTGCAAGTCCATTAACTTATCAGTTGTATCAGCAACAGATTTAATAATCTGACCTGCTACTTCATATGCTCTTGCACTACCTTGCTCNTCAGCAACTTCCATAATACCATTAAGTGCTTCCTGACCTTTTTCAATTAGTGAATAAAGATTGCCTCTAGTATATTCATAATCTTTGCGTACTTCATTAGGAGGATCCTTTTTAACTGGACTAGCTTCAGATGTAGTACTAATTTCAATATCACTACTAGTATTAAGTGCTTCATCTATAGAATCAAATTTAGACATAATCAAATATCCTCTTTTCTAACTGGACTATAAGTTTTACCATCACCTAAAAATTCCCAACTCTCATCAAACCCAAAGTCATCTGCAGGGCCTGCATCTGCAGGATCAGGTGTTACGGTATATCTCATTTCACGTTTAGCAGTCTGAGTATTAGTACTTGTATAGATATCTGTCTGAACTTTTTTGATAAGTCCTTCTGATGTATCTGCAATTGGGCCAAAGAGATAAGTTTTAGCAGTAAACGATAATGTATATATTAAAGCTCTTCTTGTAGAGAAATCTCCTTCATAATCATCTTGGAAGGAAACATTTTCCAAAACTAAAGGAATATCTCTTTTTTCACCAATAGAACTTACTAAATCTACCGTCAAATTAAATGATGGTTGAAAATAAGGTAATATTTGCTCTACAATCTGTAATGCATCATCATTCAATTTTGTCCATATACTTAATTCAAATCCAATATTATAAGGTACAGGCATATAAACCTTTTTCAAATTAGTTCCATCAGAAGTTTTAAATGTTTGAGTAACACCTGCTTTCCTGGTAGGATCATAAGAAAGGGTATTCATTTCAAATGATAATCTTGGTAATGTTGTTTGAACGGGTTTATTTAAATCTGCCTGTTGTTCTAACCTAGCAAGAAATTTTTGAGCAGGCCCATATGATAATGGTACTTTAAAGTCATTATAATCTGCACCATCTTGAGTCTTGTGTTTAATAATAATATTATTAAATACTGTACCAAAAGATACTATAGTCTTTCTAATTATTTCGTGGTAATAATAAGTTCCTAACATTATACTTGTCCGAATGGATTAGTTTCACTGAAGTCAATAATAGCATCTGCTTCTTCTTCTATAGTGTCACTCTGATCATATTTATCAGCAAATTCTGCTTTAGCAATATAATCAACATTATATCTAGCACCAGAAGTAGTTCCAATAGCAATATCACTAGGTGCAAACGTTCCTTCTGTTGTACCCAATTTAAGGACAACTTCGTCTCTATCCCAACTCTTAACTCTACCTTTAGCACCAGTAACAGATCCTTCAACAATCTCATTAAACTGATAAGTTCCAATACCAGTTATAACTGCTGGTTGTGCAATAGTTGCTATACCTGCATGAGAAGTATATCCAACACCTGCATCAGAGATAAGGATTTGAGTAATCATATTACCAGATTTGTCTAATACTGCTCTAGCAACAGCACTAGTATTTCCAGCACCTACAGGTGGTGCATCTATGAATACAGTTGGTGTCTCAGCATAACCACTACCACTATTTCCAACACCAGTAGTTATTACCTGAATACCAGCAGTACCAGCAGGGCCTAAGTTTGCAGTTGCAGCTGCACCAACACCATTGTATGTGGTAATACCATTAGTTGCTGTTGTTGCAGTACTTACTATAGTAACTGTAGGTGGTGTAGTATATCCAGCACCAGCATTTGTTAATAAGATTTCTTTAACAGAATATACATTATTTACATGTGTAGTTATAGCCACAGCAGTTGCAGTAATTCCACTACCCACATTTGGCCCAGATATTACTACATTAGGTGCTGTAGTATAATCATATCCATCCTCATTAAGGAATATATTCCTAACATATCCAGTTGCAGTACCTATACTTAAGGTTGCAGTTGAACCGATAGAGATCAACTTCAATTCAGTCATATAACCATAATTAACCAGTGTCTCATCAATTTGCTCTGTATTCTCACTAATTTGATCCCATCCACCAATTTCATCTTCAAGTTCGAAGAGTTCACATTGCAATTCATAAACATATCCTTTACCTAATTGGTAGAAAGGTTTTTCATGCTCTACAAATTTTACTTCAAAAATTCTTTGTCCTAATGGAAAATATATTAAATCTCCTTCACGTGGTCTACCATCAACAATTATTTCATCATCAGGCATTGCAACCAAAAATGGTGCAATAAAATCTTCCCATCTTTCTTTTGATATAGTTACTACTAATTCATCTTTTAAACTCATACCAAATTTGGTCATTATATCACCAGCACCTGTATAACCTTCGTAGGTGTTTACATATGCTTCCAATAAAAAATTATCATCAAATTTTGATGATTGAACTTCTCTAAAAATATTATCTTTATTAATTACTTTTCTAGGAAGATATGTGACTTCAACACCATACATCCTCAACTGTTCGTTGATAAGATCTTGAATTAGTCTTTGTTCTCCTGCAGAACCTTTGAGGAAAAATGGATTTAATGCCATAACATTAACCTATCATATCAAGAGGAGGTACCTCGTATTCTGAAGTCATCTTCTCTAAAAGAGCATCTATTTCTTTCTGTCCATCATCATATATTTCTCTACCATTAAATTCAATTCCACCAGGAAGTTTAACTCCTTTAAATTTAATTAGATTTTGTCCCCATTGTTTTTTCATCAATGCAGTTAAATATTTTTTCAACCATGGATCATTATATACTTGGCTATATGATGTAGGATCTAATGCTCTCCAACATTCCAATACAATATACTCACCAACCTCCTGAGATTTCCAATCAATATCCAAATATAATCTGTCCTGTCTTTGATTAAATCTAATCTGTTTATCTGTAGTTAATAAGAAATCAATATCCTCTAGATAAGTCTTAACCATAGAATATTGAAGTAAATCAATTGTATTGAATTGATATAAGTCATTCAAAAATAATTGATATTTAATACTAAACATCCCATTAGATATTGTACTACTATCAAATTTAAATACCTTTTCAACTCCAATTATAGAATCGGGAACAGGTATAAAGTTTGAATTCTCATACCAATTAGATGTAATTGTTCCTAACCCACTTACACTTGTAGAATCTACACTTGTGGTAACTATACCGACTCCGCTTGTTCCGTTTGCCTTTCCTCTATCAATATCTTCTTGAGTAAATGCATGTTTAAGATACATTTTTTCAACACCATTATAATGACGTTCATTGAAATATTGTATCGCATCATCAAATAGATCATCAGCTTGATCATCATCAATATTAATTTCCAAAACAGGAGCACCCAACTGTCTATAACAATAATCTATTAATTCAGTTTTACTAGTTGGTTTAGCCATCAGTACGATCCTCCATCGATTAATCCAGCAGTTAATGTTCCATCTACATAAGCATCTTGAGTAAATGTTGCTATTGCACCAAAGGTAGCAATACCAGCAGTTACTATTAAACCACCAGTAGTAGCTCTAAAGCCTTTACCAGCAGTAACTAATCCAACAGAATCAACATTTGTTACATCTTCATAAGTAACTGTTCCACCAACTGAAAGATTACCACCAATTGAAAGACTATCAGTTAACCCATCAAATGTAAATCCTGCACTATCTCTTAAAGTAGACCCTGTTCCAACAAAAGGAACACGAGTTGCTGTTAGAACACTTAGTGTAGATATACCTGTGATATTTAGCGATTGTGCAGATATGTTATCAAGAACGATATCATCACTCAGGAATAAGTCACCACTAACATAAAGATCTCCAGTAACCGTAGCACCAGTGGAGATCGTTTCAAATACTTTTGTTGAACCATTGTACAGTTCTGCTGTACCGCCATATCCAATTCTTAAAGAACCTGCTCCAAGTTCACTTAAGTAACTATTAGAACCATCATTATAAATTTCTAATTGAGTTGAAGCAGTACCAAATTTTAGTTTTGAACCTGAATTATAGAGAAAGGAATTATCACTTGCATCCCATGATGCAGTAACTATACCAGCAACACCCTTAAAGTGTACATCTGCACCAAATGTAGAAATACCAGTGTTAACATCTAAGCTTGATACTGAAGCAATACCACCAACTACATTTTGTGCGGTGATAGCAGTAAGAGCCTCACCACCAGATGCACTGGACAGTATCTTTACACTATTCTGTTGGCCAACTCTTACTCTAATATCTGCCATTATTAGATCCTCGTTACTCCTTCTCTAACTAAGACATTCCCTTCAACGACTCTTTCCGTCACACCTCCTTTTGTAATAAGAATATCATAAACATATCTACCAGCTTTTAATGCTGCAGTAGTTGTAGACGTTAACTCCAATAGAATTTTTCCCTCTAGTGGGGTAGGAATAGAAGCAACAAAATCTGTAGCTGCAGACGCACCTGCCCACTTTCTCATTTGAGAATTAACGGTATACCCACTCAAATTTAAAGCAGCATTATTATCTGTAGATTCTAAATTAAAAGTTTGTTGAAATGTGGATCCTGTATTTACTACAAGATTATTAACGTATACTGCAGCCATGTATTTACGAGAAGAATCCCTCTACCTTATTTATAGGAGTACTAAACGCTATTCTTATTAGCTAAGTCTTTAAGTAAAGCCTTTATTTCATCTAATTCATTCTTTAATCTGTCTATCTCCTTTTTTTGAGAATCAACAGCTTGTATTTTAACTAATCTGTGTCTGTACTCTGAATCATTACAATTGACAATCGCACCAGTATTTTCATCACGGTATAGGCCTGAGTATCCTTTAACCTTAATCATTTAATAGCAATAGTACGAAGATCTTTAATTATAACTGGATAAGCTTGATTACTGGAAGACATCACAATCTTAATTACATATCCAGTAAATTCACCAAGATTTTCTGCAGTAAATTGATATTCTTTATACTGATTATCTAAACTTGGTGTAACAAATGAATCAGGTAAACCACTATTCTTAGATAAGTCTACTATCTGATTACCAAAACCATCTCCAGTTGTATCCTTAAGATTATCATATCCAGGGAACAATTCAAATTCCTGCAATACTCCCATAGAATCGGGTCTTTCTAAAGCATAAAGAACTCTAAAGTCTGCACTAGAATCTCTATATGCACTAACAATTACCTTTAAACCATCGGCAGCCTTATTAATCTGAACTAATTGAGACACATAAACTGCAGCATGAGGATCTTCATTATGAGATTTAACTTCAGCATTAGAAGCATAATCTGAGACAGGTTTGTCTATCATATTTGTTCCAAATTGTGTATAAGCAACATCTGTATAGATTATTGGAGATACATTTTGGTTTTGAGTAGATAATGTTATTCCTGTAGTAAATGATTTATTCCTTTCAATATTACCCAAATAGGTAGTTTCATTTATCTTAGAACACACCAATCTTGGAGTAGTCAAAGTATTAATACTATTAATCTCTACAGGTTGGAATCCCTTATCTTGGAATGAAACTTCATTTCCATCAACACTAGTTCCCGTTACAGTTCTAATAGATCCTTTAACACTAGTTAAAGGTGATGGTGTAACAATGTTATAACAAGGAGTTAACTGTTCAAATTGTATATTCTTAGTTCCTTTAACCTCAGGCCCACCAGCAAAACCAGTTTCAGTAAATGATAATTCTGGATTAGCAATTGCATCAACATTTCTAATCTTACCACCGCTAGTAGTGTTAAATCCAACATAATATGAATTTAATCCAATATCGATTGGAGAAATTTGATGAGTTGTATTAATTCTTCTTAAAGAAACTCCATTTAACTCATATTTTTCTACTTTATCACCAGAACTATATGGTGTTGTTAAAGTAGAATCTACACCACGAACAAGATCATCTAAAGTTCCATTTCCTACTGATCTATATCCAATAATTTCATCCTGAATTCTTATATAACCAGTACTTCCAACACCAATAGGTGCTCCTTCAAAAGTAGAGAATCCAACAGTAGATCCAACACTAATAGATGATGCATTTACTGCTAAATCAAGTGAAAGACTTGATTTTTNAGAATTACCTTCAATATCAAATAATTCTAATTTATTATTAGTGGCATGCATACCATGATCAAATTGATTGACCAAGAAATGTTTACCATCATATGGTGCACCATCAACTACTAAATCTGAAGTATAAACAGGGCCACTACCAGTAGAAGCATTTTGTATAGCTCCACTTACAGGATCAATATATCTAAAGT